GATCAGATGAAGATTTTGGAAGGCGAACTACAAAATTTAGCACATAAGTTTGCTTTGGAAATTATTCCTATAATTGAGGCGAGTTTGCCTTTAATTATGGATAGAGTGATGACAGATTTGAGATTGGAGTTAGATAAACAACACAAATGTTTATTGCTAAAAGATAGTAAGATCAAAGACAAGGATTGTCAATGATAGAAATATTTTTAGAAGCACCGATGGAATTACAAGTAATAATTTTATCGTGTATAACAATGGGAGTTATTCAAAGTATCAAAGATGAAAAAAGCAAAACCAAACACAAAAAATATGAGGATTAAGAAGGTACTCAAGCGTGACCTTGTGAGCAATAGGAAGTATAAAACTACCTATAAAGATATTAAGAAATATTTTGCTATGCTTAACAAAACAATATTTAAAAATGTGTTGCTACCTTTTAATGATATACAATTAAAAGATTTAAAATGGCAAAAGTGTTATGGTCAAGTTATATTGTGGGAATGGAAAGGCAAAGGTACTTGTCAATTTCATTTACAGATGCTACCTACATATAGAAATAAAAAAGAGTTTGTGGAAACACTGGCACACGAAATGGTCCACCTTTATCAAATGCTACATAAGAATGATACTGGTAACCACAACAAATTATTTTATAGTTTTAGACCGAAGTTAAATAGAATCGGTTTAGATTTATAAACAACAAGAGAGATTATATTATGGCGAGGAAAGTGAAAGAGTTAGACCCTTATATTAAGGCAAGAGTAGGTGAGGCATTATTAAAATTGGAAGGTTTAATGAAACCATCAAATTTATCAGGTACAAGTAGATTATATTATACAGGACAATGGGCAAAAGATATTTACGATAACTATACTAATAAACAGGCAGCAGTTATATTCAAAAAAGTTAGAAAGTTAGAACCAGACTTAACATTTTATCAATCAAAATTAGAAACATTTATAGACCACGAAGGTGTGGAATGGACAGGATACGATTATTATGCCAAAAAAAATTAATTGGGACAATGTATTGAACAAGGCGTGGTTATACACGAAGATATTTTTTGTATCTGGTTTAGTCTGTGCTATGGCATTTAGTTGGGGTACATTTAATCCTAACAAATGGTCAAAGGCAAAAGTGAATGCTGAACTAGAACACTTTTACCTAGAGAAGATAAAAGATTTAGATTTAAGAGAACCAGAATTTACTTACAATGACGATATTCAATTTGTAAGATCAATGCACAAATGTATTGACTACATAAATTTCACAACACCTAAAGACAGGAGAGTGCCTTGGGAGATGATTATAGGTCAGGCTGCATTAGAGTCTGGTTGGGGTCAAAGTAGATTTGCAGTAGAAGGTAATAACTTATTCGGTATTAGAACATTTAGCGAGTCAGTACCTCATTTAAGACCAGTAGGTGTAGAGAAGTGGCCTGGTTGGGGTGTTAGAATTTTTGCTAGTAAGTGTGATAGTGTAAAAGAATATATGAGATTATTAAATGAACATCCTGCTTATAAAGAATTTAGAGTCAAAAGACAATTAATGATAGATAATAATAAACAATTAGACTCAATTGTATTAATCAAAACGCTAGACGCATTTTCAACAACAAAAGATTATGACAAGAGAGTGATTAGAATGATTAATAAGATCAAAAAGTTAGAAACTAAATAGACATATGTTTTTAATAATATTAACATTTATATCAGCGATAAGCATATCTTTAATTGCCGCTGGTTATTCTATTATAGGACTAGCAACTTTGTTTGCTGGTGCTGCCACACCTATTATTGCAATGGGTTCGGCATTAGAAGTAGGTAAACTAGTTGCCGCCAGTTGGTTGTATAATAACTGGAATGATAATATACCTAAAACATTAAAGGCATATCTATTCACAGCAATTATTGTATTAGTATTCATAACATCAATGGGTATCTTTGGTTTCCTATCAAAGGCACACCTAGATCAAGTTAGACCAACAGGTAATAATGCAGTACAAATAGCATTAATAGATAAGCAAATAGATCAACAAGAGTTAATTATAGAGAGAGCAGAAAATACTCTTAATAGATTAGACAAAGCGTTAGATGTTTATATTGCAAAAGAATATGTCAGTAGAGGTCTTAAAGAAAGAAAAAAGCAGAAAGAAGAAAGAGATTTTTTAAATACAGAAATTAAAAATGCAATGGATGAGATTGCTAAATTGACCAATGCAAAAAGTGATATAGATATAGCACAATTAAAGATAGAGGCAGATGTAGGACCTCTTAAATATGTTGCTGAATTGATATATGGAGAAAATGCAAAAGACAACTTTGATTCTGCTGTAAGAATTATTATACTGGTATTAATATTTGTATTTGATCCTCTTGCAGTTTTACTTCTAATTGCTGCTAACATATCATTGAAACAATGGAGAGATAAGCGAAATGAAAAGAAAAAGATTGAAGACGAAGAAGCAAAAGCGAATAAAAGGCAAAAAGATTGGCAGAAAGAAGCTGTTAACGCAAAAGCTAGAGCGAAAGACTACCGAGATAAGCAAAGAGTTTATAAGAACTTTTTTGGAAAACTAGGTAAGAGAGATTTAACTAATAGAGATTATGAGGACTTCTTTGCTACAATGGGCACCGAAGAATTGAAAGATTTAGGACTTGATCCTGACGAAATAAGATTGAAAATGGATCAGATAATGGAATGGAATGAAAAACCAAAAGAATAAAATATTAGAGTGGCATAAAGGAAGAATTGCTTGGTTTAAAAGTAAAACTGGAATATCTGATTATGGACTATTGTGGTACACTTTTATTAAAGGTGTTATAATCGGTATAGTAATTATGCTATTAACTGGTTGTGGTACGATACCTGCTGTTGTAGGAACTTCTGCTAGTACATACGAATCATATAAGACAATAACCTTTGTCAAAGGTGGAGTTGATTTATCTCTTGCTGCTAGTGGTGAGAAGACCATAGACGACCGTATGTTATCAAAGATAACTGGTTATGATTGTAAGGTCAGTAGAGTATTAAAAGGTGAAGGTATAGAGGCAATATGTCAGAAATTTGATATAAAGTCAGTTAATCCTAACATTGACAATACAGACAAAAAGTGATAGAATAGATATTATGAATTATACTGAAAAAAGAAAAAATGAATTGATTAATAATGCTTCTAAAATGATGAACAAAGCACAATCAAAATGGGGTAAAATGTTCTGGACAGGTGTCTGGAAACAATTGTGTATAAAATTTAACAAAGTGAATTGAGGAGTTATGGGAGTAAAACATAGAATAGTCTTTAAAAATGATTTTAAAGAACACGCTGATAAAGAACAAGAAGATTTAAATGAGTCTATGAAAGAATCATTTAGACAAAGGGATGAAAGAAAAGCAAGAGAACAAGGACAGATCAGACCTTATACTAAATTAGAAGAACAAATATTAACAGCAGGATTAAAAGATGGCGAAGTCAAAGACTAAAGAACGAGGCAAAATTTACGAAAGAAATCCTATGACAGGAGTTATTCGTTGGAGATATACAGATGAGTCTCCAGATAAATTTGGTTGGCCTAACTATGGTCGTATATTAAAGGAGAAGAAAAATGAAAGAAAAAATAAAAGAAGCAATTAAGAAACACGCTGAAGGTAACATTGCAAAAGCAAAAGTAAATGTGGAGATATTTTTAAATAATCCAGTTGGTGTTGCAACGCATATGGATTCAGTTGAAACGGTTACTAAAGAATTACAAGCAATTGCAGATAATAAAGAAATTATTGAAACTTTAGATGACATTTAAAATAAAAAAAGTAATTGATTGGATATTATATAAACAAATACCTGCTTGGGTATTAATTATAGCAATAGTTATTTGGATATTAATATAAATGCCAACATATACATTTTTCAACAAAAAAACTCGTAAAGAGTTTACTGAAATGATGAGTATATCTGAAATGGAAGAATACCTAGATAAGAATCATCATATTTCACAAGTTATTGTTCCAATAAATATAGTTGCAGGAGTTTCAGGACTTACGCACAAAAATGACCAAGGTTGGAAAGAAAATATGTCTAGGATTGCTGAAGCACATCCTACAAGTCCACTTGCCGCTAGATATGGTAAGAAATCCATCAAACAAATTAAAACAGAACAAGCATTAACAAAGAATAAAAAAAGAATAGCAAGTAGAAAATATAGGAAAAAATAATGGCAAAAGATTTACCAGATTATATGCGAGAATTTGATACAGCGGATGATTGGGGTTTTACTCCAGTTACATCTAAACCTGAATCAAGTAAACCAAGTATTGATCCTAAAGTAGTAGAAGGAACAAACATTGAATTATCAAAAGTCAAATCAGATGTAGGCGATATTAAGTCTATGATGAATGAGATAATGCAGATAGTGGCAGAAAAAGATACCATTACGAAAGAAATATCAGACGAAGATACACTAAAGAGATTTAAAGATATTGAAAAGATTGTATTGCCTTTTTTATACAATTTATCTAAATCAGACGAACCATATATACATTGGCCAAATAGAGGTCCAATTATTAAGGCACAAATAGAGAAAATACTAAAACTTACAAGGGGGTGATTTATGTCGCTTAAGGCGAAACATAAAGAACTAAAAAAAGATGTCAATGAAGCAGAACAAAAAAGAGAAATACGGAGAGGTCCAAAGAGTTGGGCAGAATTAAGAACCTTGAAGAAATTAAAACTACAAGCAAAGGATAAATTAAATGCAACTAAGCAAAGGAAAAAATAAATGCAGTTAAGCAACAACTTCTCGCTTAAAGAAATGACTGCCAGTCAAACGGCAGACAGACACGGTATTAGTAATAATCCGAGCGAAGATCATATGGATAATTTAAAAAAACTATGTGAAAATATATTACAACCTATTAGAGAACATTATGGTAAGGTTGTATCAGTATCAAGTGGCTATCGTAGTCCTGAATTATGCGTAAAGATTGGTTCAAGTTTAAAATCACAACACGCAAAGGGCCAGGCGGCGGACTTTGAAATATTTGGTTTGGCAAATGCTGAACTAGCAAAATATGTCATAGACAAATTAAATTTTGACCAATTGATATTGGAATTTCACAATCCAGAAGAACCTAATAGTGGGTGGATCCATTGTTCTTACAAGAATGATGAAGAAAACAGAAAACAAGTATTAAGAGCATACAGAAATGATGATGGTAAGACGGTATATGAACCGTATGACCCTAGTTGAGCTGTTGAAACTCTTAACAATGAACAAGTAAAGGATCGCAATAAACTTGTGGACCATTATATGTTACACAGGTCTATTTAGCGCTTGACTTTTTGGCAATATAATGTTATATTAGTATATTATGAGTAAATTTAAATTTGAAGAAATAAACAAAGACCTTTTACCTAAAACTAAAGGTAGAAGAATAGACGGACACAGGTTTTACGAAGTTGATGGTAAGAACTATCCTTCCGTAACTACCGTATTAAATATCAGAAAAAAAGAGGGACTGACCCAATGGCGTAAGAATGTAGGTGAAGGCGCTGCTAATTGGGAAATGGCACGAGCAGCCAGACGAGGTAAAGCAACTCACACATTAATAGAACAATATCTAAAAGGTGAAACTCCTAGTGAGAGAAGTGTATTACCAATAGGACTTTTTAAATTATTAAAACCCTATGTAGATCAAATAAACAATATTCATTTGTTAGAGGCGATTATGTACTCACACAAATTGACTATTGCAGGTCAAGTTGATTGTGTTGCAGAATATAATGGCAAACTTTCAGTAATAGATTTCAAAACAGCAAACAAAGAACGACAAGAAAGTTGGATTGATAATTACTTTTTACAATGTACTGCTTATGCAATTATGTATGAGGAGATATTTAAAAAACCCATAGAACAAATTGTAATATTACTTGCAGGAGAAGATGGTTCTGTTGCTTGCTACAAGAAGAATAGAAAAGATTATGAAGAAGACTTGGGCAAAGCTATACAAGACTTTTATAAATATTACGAAGAACTTAACAAAGATAAGATAACGACATCTAAATAACCATCTTATCTAAAAAGAAAGATAAGATGAAAAGACTAATACTAACAGCACTACTAGGATTATTTTGGACAAGTATAGTGTTTGCTAATAATGATGATGTTGATGACATAAAAAAATACAATTTTTGGTGGGAACAAATACCTGCTGTATGTTCATATTCAGATGAAATACAAAGGTGGGCAACCGATAATAATTTTATTCCTGTCAATATGAGTTTAGGAAGAGAAGGTGGCACAGCAGACGGTAGAATTGTTTATATAGTTGTATATTATATAAATGATAGTGGACAAACTTTTGCTGGTGTTTCAACACCTGAAAGTCCTAATCAGACTTGTATAGTTTTTAGAACTTTTGATTTAAGAATAAATGAAGGTTTAAGAGAAAAAGAATTATAAGAATTAAATGTTGAAGACAAGATAATAACTAGTGAGGACGGCGGTGCGATACCGCCCACCTCCACCAATTTAAAACACATAAAAATGTGCTTTGAGGGGGTGATTCAGATTCGACTGCTACTAAAACTTGTTGGAGTTTAATCGCTGACACCGTAATGTCAAATTATAAATGCTAACGAAAGTTACGCTTTAGCAGCATAATAACTGCTTGGGGTTTGCCTGTACCTCGCAACAGAAACAGGCATTAAATTATGAGGAATAGATAATGGACCAGTGTAAAATAATAGATCACAAGAAAAAGTATTAGAGAATATCTAGCCGTGGGGTTAGGTAGGCGCCGAAGTGTGGTGAAAGCTAGCGTGAGTAACCACACGACACCACGCTTGACCTTTTCATCTAAATATGTTATATTTAAGATATGAATAGCAAAGAATTTAGTTTAAAAATAGAATCAATAGTAAAAGAAAAGAGAACATCTTATATGGATGCTATTATAGACTATTGTAAAGAGATTGATGTAGATGTAGGAACAATTAACTCTATGGTCAATAAATCATTAAAAGAAAAAGTTAAAAATGAGGCAGTCAACCTTAAAATGTTAAAAGAAAAAAAGGGTGGCACTTTACCTGTATGAATAATTGGACAAAAGAATTTTTATGTAAACACACAGCAAGAGGTTCACATAGGTGGGCATTTTGGTGTGAAGGTATTATAATAGGATTAATAATAGGCACATTAATATTATGAGTGAACTAAAAGCAATGGACGAGTTTATGGATAAACTCACACAAAATGCTGAAAAAGTAAACCCTTTAGAAGGTATGAATGGTGTTGAAGTATTACATCATTTATTAATTGTAGAACCAGACAAAGGTCTATGGGGTATTATAGGATTTGGTATTGTCATTGCTATCGCTAGTTTATGGTATGATAAGTATAATGATAAAGTTGATGTTCCTGTAAATCATCAGGAATGGCACTAATGTATGGAGGGTTTGATGTTTTTAGAGTCTATATGGCAGTTAAATTACATTTTACTACCGACTATAATTATTTTGACTATGATGGTAAAGTAAATATAAAACTAGATACATTTACAAAAAGAAATGATAGATATTTTTTTCATAAACTCTCAACTAAATATAATCAGAATGAAATACTTGATTTCTTTGTCGCAAATTTTATTGAAAAAGATAAAAACTGGATTGGTAATTTATTAGAAAATGATGGACGAGATAATTACCTCAAATTTAAAAAAGTTAAAGATAACTTTAAGTTTCATTTTAGAAACGACTTTGTTAACATTGTTAATGACTTTAATACTAAGCGGATTTCTTTTGATGATGGTTTCGTGTGTAATAGCGGACAACATCCACGACTTTTACGCTTACTTATTCAAAGGAGAGCGTCTTTCCAAACCTTCGTTGTGCTTGACCAAGTCTTATCGTTTATCAAAAATTGGAATAAGGAAATTGAAGAAAGGGTTGTGTGGCCTAAAATCGCACATAAGGTTACCAAGTTGAAACCTTTTATAAATTATAATATAACTGAATGTAAATTAATAATGAAAGAGGTAATAAAAAAATGATTAATAAGATCAAAAAGTTAATGGATAAGAAACCTAAATTAGAATTTATCTGTACATCACCTGGTGTAGAAAAAGTTTGGCCTATCATAAGAGCGTCTGACTATAAACACGCTTGGTTTAAAAAGGCAGTACAAGATATGAAAACAAATGGTTCTATAGCAGCACCACATAGACGAGAATGGGAATCACAAGATGAGCATAGAGGAGGACCAGATGGTCCTAGAAGTACAGATAACGAAAAAAGACACTCAGCAAAATGTCCAGCACTTCTAATGGTACAAAATACAGGTTGGATAATGAGATTACACCAAGATGTAAAACTCAAAACATTTGGTGATGGTGAAGATGTTAATTTTGCTACACCATTTCAAGCATACACTGGTAAAAACCCTATTATGTCAAAACATATGACACACGCATTTTATCCTTTCTTTGAAAACTGGCCAAAAGATACATTGAAAAAGATAATTAAAATTCATATACCTTGGTACGCAAGAATACCTAAAGGATATAAACTATTACAAACACACCCATTTTTATTAGATGATAATAGATTTACTACCTTGTCAGGTGTACTTGATCCTCAATTAGGACTTGCTGGTGTAGGTACAATACCTGTGTATTGGCATTGTGTAGATGATGAAAAAGAAATTACATTAAAAGCAGGAACACCTATTGCACAATTCATATTAATACCAAAAGAAGAACCTGATTTTACACAAGTTGATGTAAATGAAGATAAAATGTTTAATAAAGAATATGCAATGAATCAAATACTTATGGCAGGTACATTTGATAGAAGTTACCCTAAAATACGAGAGTTTTGGAAGAAGTATGGGTGGTAAGGTTTTTTGTATTGGTAATGGTGAAAGTAGAAAACATTTAGATTTAGAAACATTAAGACCACACGGCAAGATATATGGTTGTAATGCTTTGTATAGAGATTTTAAACCAGATGTACTTATAGCAGTTGATATGGGTATAATGCACGAGATATACAATTCAGGTTATGCACAAGACAACAAGTGTGTGTTTAGAGATTGGAGTACAATGCCTGGAGAAATGTACGAACAATTATTATATGCAGGTCAAAACTATTCAGACCAAGATTACGATTTGATTAAGAAAGAAAATGTAATCAACACTAATGAACGAGGTGACCGTAAAGAATTTGTTTTACACGGTTCTAATTTAGCAGGTGTAATAGAGATATTAAAAAAGAATAAGACAAGAGAAGAAAAGAAAGTTAATCACTCAATGATAAGTGTAAGTTGGGTTACCGAAGATGATAAAGTCAGATCAGTAAATGATTATATGATTAACACTTCAGGCGATACAAAAGATAGAGGTTGGGCAGCAGGTCCTACTTCAGGTTATTTCGCAGTACAAGATAATAATCCAGATGAGGTATTTCTATTAGGACACGATTTAGAGAGTCATAATGACAAACTAAACAATATCTACAAAGACACAAAACATTATGGTCTAAAAGAGGCACACAAGACACCTAGTGAGAACTGGATTAAACAATGGTTAGAACTAGTAAAAGAACATCAAAACATCACTTTCTACAAGGTAAATCCAAACGGAGGCGATGGTTCAGACCCAATTAGTACAATACCAGAGGCGTGGGCAAAAGAGAAGAATATAAAGTATATTGATTATACCACGCTTGACAATATGCTCAAATAGTGTTATAATGAAATTATGTTAGACGGAATAATATATACAATATTGAATTGGGTTGACCGCACTTCTCATAAGATTAGACAATATATGATTAACAAGTCATTGCCTAATCCTTGTAAATCTGCTAGTGAATGGCGAAAAGATTATGAAAAGTGGAAGGATAACTCTACTAAATAGTAATACATTCCGATTAAACAGGAATATACAAATACAACGAATATAATTAATAAGGAGAATATAATTATGGATTTTGAAACATTAAAATCATCATCAAGTAACTTTGATAAACTTACAAAGGCACTTGAAACAAACCTCAAACCTGAGGATCAATCAAACAAGAACAAATACCAAGACGACAGATTTTGGAAACCAGAGTTAGACAAAACTGGTAACGGTTATGCTGTTATTAGATTTTTACCTGCTGTTGAAGGCGAAGACTTGCCTTGGCAAAGAGTATGGTCTCACGCTTTCCAAGGAACAGGTGGTTGGTATATTGAGAACTCATTAACAACTCTTAATCAAAAAGATCCTGTTAGTGAAGAAAACACAAGACTTTGGAATACAGGTGTTGATAGTGATAAAGATATTGCTAGAAAGAGAAAAAGAAAATTATCTTACTACTCAAATATTCTAGTGGTGTCTGATCCTAAACATCCAGAGAACGAAGGCAAAGTGTTCTTATACAAATTTGGTAAAAAGATATTTGATAAGATAACTGAAGCAATGCAACCTGCTTTTGAAGACGAAGCGGCAATCAATCCGTTTGACTTCTGGAAAGGTGCAAACTTTAAATTAAAAATCAGAAAAGTTGATGGTTATTGGAACTATGACAAATCTGAATTTGAAAGTGTATCAGCACTTGCTGGTAATGATGAGGAGATCAAAAAGACTTGGTCAACTCAACACGCTTTAAAACCATTTTTAGCGGCAGATAATTTTAAAACTTATGAGGAACTCAAAGAGAAACTTCATAGGGTGTTATCGGGTGCTAGAAAAACTGAAACCGTTGCTGTTGCAGACCTCCCGCCTCAACAAAATGGTGCAGTAAAAAGTAGTACAAACTCGCCAGTTGCTAGTGATGATGACGATACAATGTCATATTTTAGTAAATTAGCAGAGGACGAGTAAGACTCTCTCTCTTGGTAGTACATACTTTAAGGGCGCTTTAGGTAACTAAAGCGCCCTTTTTTAAGCATAAATATAGTATATGCCTAGTATATTAGATCCATTAGTAGATAAAGCAGCAGGTGTCAGAAAAGGCACATCCTGGTACAGGAGTGCTGTTGCTTCTATCGCAGATAAAGTATCAGCGAGAAGATTAATGAGTCAAGGTAGATTAAACGGCAGACCTAGTATTGGTCGTTTAAATATGTTCTTTTATGACCCTAAATATAAGAAAACATTACCATACTATGATACATTTCCTCTAGTATTGCCTATTGATAGAATACCAGGTGGATTTGTAGGGATTAATTTTCATTATTTAAGACCTGGTGTTAGATTTCGTTTGTTAGAAAGACTACAAAGATTTTCTACAAGAGGTGCAGAAATAACAAGACAGAATAGATTTGATGTTAGTTATGATAGAGTAAAAGGAATACCATTGGTAAAAAAAACAATAAAGAAATATTTGTGGTCTCACGTGAGATCAAGTTTTTTAAGAATTGATTATGACAAGGCTGCATTATCGGTATATTTACCTGTAGCACAATTTAGAAAAGGGAGTCCATACTAATGGCAATATTAAGAGGCGGAAAAAGAATTGGTGGAATGGATGTTCGTATCGGCATTCCAAGAGATAGATCGCTAGATGATGTAGCAGGCGATAGTAGATTACAACGAAGAATGGGTAGTAATCCTGAAACTACAATAGGTCGTTTTCAATCTTATGTAAATGAGGCAGAAGGTTTTGCTAGAAAGGCAAGATTTTATGCTGAGTTTACTTTACCTAGAGGTGTATCAGGTCCATTATTTTCAGAAGGTTTTGAAGACACATCATCAGCAGCACTAGAGAAACAAGCATTTCCTAGTCAATCAGATTTAAATTCTGTTCAGTTAGCAAATGGTAGACGAGTTAGAGCATTTTGTTCTTCAATCAGTATGCCTGAAAGAGAAATGACAACAAAAGAAATTAGACACGGCAATGCACCCGCTAGAAATTTTGTATATGATATGAAATCATCAGGTATATCAGCAACATTTTATGCTGATAAATTTATGAGAGAAAGATCATACTTTGAATTATGGCAAAAATCTGCTATGTCAACATCATCTACATTTAACACAAACTATTATGATAACTATGTTTCTAACCTAAACATATTTCAATTAGGTCAATTTGCTAGCAGACAAGAACGGGATGATGTAACTTATGGTGTACAATTGATAGATTGTTTTCCTAGTAAGATAGGTGCAATAGAATATTCCCACGATACTAATAATATACAAACAATAGATGTAGATTTTTCATTTAGATACTGGATTAATTACTTTATAGACCAACAAGGTAATATAGAATTAGGTAGTCCTATTGGTAGGATACCTGAAATTAAGAACAATAGAGGAATTTTTGGTAGTTTAATAAATAAATTGCCACCTGAATTGAGAAGGGCAGGTAGAGATGTACTCAACGATTTAAGAAGACGAGTACCTCTAGGTAGAGTAACTGGCGGAAGAGTATTCCCACCATTTAAAATACCACCACTAAATATTTAAATATAATAAGGAGTTATAATGGCGTTACCAATAGTTGAAACACCGAGATATGAGTTGACTTTACCATCAACAGATGTAAAAGTACAATACAGACCTTTTCTAGTAAAAGAGGAAAAAGTTTTATATATGGCACTTGAATCAGGTGATGAAAACCAAATGCAATCAGCAACAAAAGAAATTTTAAGTGCTGTAACA